TCAGTGATGAACCATTGGAAGTTCTCGTGGTCTTTGTCGGGCACACCGATTGCCGTTTGCTTCGTTGGCTCAGGCAAGGCTATCGACATTGCTTCGTCGCCATGCGAACAGGCGGCCATTGGGTGATCTGCGATTCACTCCTTGATCGTATGGAGTTGTCCCTACTCGCTCTCCCCGCTGATTTCTGCTTGAGCAGCTTTTATCGAAGCAGAGGCTTCACGGTTTTAGCGGGGCAAAGCTTTCAAATACGAAACAGGGGATTGGTGGCAGTTGACATTCTCACTTGCGTATCCGTGGTTAAACGGATCATCGGTCTTCGGTCTTTTTGGATAATTACGCCGTGGCAACTCTTTTGCCATCTGAATGCGATGGACGATCAATGGCATGGGGTTGAATAGAAGGACAGCCCACCGCAGAGATATTTTCATCTTCGCGATCCCTGTTCGCCTAGCGTTCAGCAATCAAATAGCAAGTTGACAAGATTGTAATATAGGAATATAGTCCCCTATGTGAATGCCGGTTGACGTTTCCGGTCTTGATGCCCCTCCCCGAACTGAATCTCAATAGGAGTTGCGCTCATGGGTGAGCTCTCGGTAGAGGCTGTTCTATCGCGTTATCGGGCTGCCCAGAGCCGGCGTAGGGCGTGGGAAAGCCTCTGGCAGGACTGCTATACTTATGCGCTTCCGCAACGCGGCAGCGGCTTTGGTTCCCAGTTCGACCCGGCGAGGCGCCACGCCGAACGCCTGTTCGATGGAACAGCCACTGATGCGGTCGAACAGCTGGCAGCATCCCTCCTCTCACAATTGACACCGCCTTGGTCTCAATGGTTCGGGCTCGTTCCCGGATACGATATCAATGCTCTTGAACGAACGATATTTTCCGAAGAGCTTGACCGTGCGACGGAGACCCTACAAGGCCATTTCGATCGATCGAACTTTGCCATCGAAATTCATCAAGCGTTTCTTGACCTGACAACCGTCGGGAGCGCGACATTATTGTTCGAGGAAGCCCCGCTTGGAGCCTCAAGCGCCTTTCGACTATCCGCGGTACCGATGTCGGAAATGCACTTTGAAGCTGGCCCCGATGGACAAATTCAAGGCCAATTCCGCAGTCGAAGTCTGCCGACACAAACGCTTCGCGCACTTTTTCCAGAAGCTATTTTACCGGATGAGAAGTCTTCGCGCGAAGATCATGATTGCCAGTCCCTGCCCATCATCGAGGCTGTGCTGCCGGAGGGTGGAGGATTTGTGTACACAGCGTTGCTGGTGGACAAGCCGCAAAGTCCGGTTTGCCTAGCGAGGGGGCTGTTGCCTACATCGCCTTTCATTAGCTTTCGATGGTTAAAAGGGGCTGCGGAAGTCTATGGCCGATCGCCGGTAATGACAGCCTTACCAGATATCAAAACCGCCAACAAAGTCGTCGAGCTGGTCCTGAAAAATGCATCCATCGCGGTTACCGGTATCTGGCAGGCCGACGACGATGGTGTTCTCAACCCTGCGACGATCAGGCTGGTTCCGGGAACCATCATCCCCAAGGCCGTTGGCTCATCAGGGCTAACGCCGTTGCAGGCACCGGGTAGATTCGACGTCTCCAATCTCATGCTCGACGACCTCCGCGGCCGTATTCGCCATGCCCTGCTCGTGGATCGTCTTGGGCCGGCAAGCGGGCAACGGATGACGGCAACCGAGATCCTTGAGCGCAGCAATGAAATGTCACGCCTATTGGGGGCGACTTATGGACGGTTACAGGCGGAGCTTTTAACGCCCTTAATCATCCAAGGCCTTCGCATTTTGCGCCGTCGCGGTGAAATTCCCGATATCGTCCTCGACGGAAGAACTGTGACCTTGCAATACCGATCGCCACTCGCTCGGGCGCAGGCGCGCGATGATGTCCAAAACACGCTTCTTTGGTTGGAAACCAGCGGACAGCTTGGTGCAGATGCCATGCAGGCCGTGGACATTCCCGCGACCACGCGTTGGCTTGCCGAACGCCTAGGCGTGCCCGGTCAGCTCGTTCGCGACCTTTCGCCCGTTGTCAATCTGATCAACGAACTCCTGCCGGTCACCAGTGAAGAGGACTGAACTGATGAACCAAGCTTCGGGCAAAAACGACAACGTTTTGGGCTGGGATTGGTTCGCGCTCGACGGCACCGATGCCGAGCATGGCGAGCCAGACAATCTCGCGCGGTCATTTGCCAAATGCTTCACCGGGAGAGATGGCAAGGACGTCCTGAACCATCTTCGGCGGACCATCCTCGAACGCCGCTTGGGCCCGCGGGCGAGTGACGCCGAGCTGAGGTTCCTTGAAGGCCAGAGGTCAGTCGTTGCCCACATGCTGGCGATGATCGAACGCGGCAGCTGACGACGGCGACACAAGTAGTTCCTGTTAACAGATCGGAATACAAAGATGAGCGATCAAGTCCTTGATGCTGAGACAGTCGACACATCGCAAGCGGGCATGGCGACTGGCAATGATGGGACGATCAGTGACGTCGCAATCGACCCGATCGACGAGAACGAAGCTGAACGCACCGTTGCTCAAGAGACGCCTAGCATTGTGCCAGAACAGAACGTTCCCGCCAGGCCTGACGACATTCCGGAGAAATTTTGGGACGCTGATGCCGGCACCCTTCGTACAGAGACGCTGCTCAAGTCCTATCGGGAGCTCGAAAGAAAGCTTGGCACCATGGTGCCCATGCCCAATGGGGATGACCCCGCCAGTCGCGACAAACTTCAACGCGCGCTCGGCAAACCCAACTCCGCGGACGATTACCAGATCAGCCCCCCACATGAACTGATTACATCTGACCCAACCATCAATGCCAAACTCCATGAAGCAGGCTTGTCTTCAGAACAGGCGCAGCTCGTCTATGACCTTGCCGCCGAGCATCTTGTCCCCATGATCGAAGGCGTCAATCGGGAAGCCAGCGGGCAGATCGAACGGTCCCAGCTTGCCGCCCACTTCGGCGGCGAAGAGAAATGGCAGTCCTTAGCACCGCAGATCAAGACGTGGGCAGAGGCCAATCTCAACGATGAGGTTTATGATAGCCTCGGCTCAAGCGCTGAGGGCGTCATGGCCATCTATCACATGATGCAGGCGCGTGAACCCCATGTCATTTCCGAGACAGCACTACCGGCGTCAGGCGTCGATCAAGGGAAACTCTCGCAAATGATGCGTGATCCGCGCTACTGGCGCGACCGCGATCCGAATTTCGTGGCTGAAGTAACCGCCGGTTATCAGCGGTTATTCACCTAATTCTATTGGCAGCTGCCCCCTTCGATATGTGGATCCCCTGCCCTGCCTGCTGAGGCGATGAGATCAAAGGAGAAAATGATGGCCAGACTGCGCGATAAAGGACCGAGCGCCACCCTACTCGTTCGCGATGATGACAACGAGCCGATGCCGATCATGCCCTGGGGCACCACGTTCAACCTGACACCTGACGAGTCGACAGCGGTTCGTAATGCTACACCGATCTCGGCAAGCTGCGGTGTTGTCAGCGTGATCGCCATCGGCGGCAGCGCCCACTTTCGTCAGGGCGACGCCACCGTGGTGGCCACGACCGATGACCCATTCCTGCCAGAAGGCATTTGGCATGAGTTGCCGGTTTTTGCCGGATCGGACACGAGCCATGTTTCGTTTATCGCTGCGAGTGGTGCCGGTAGCATCGTCACTCAGATTTGCGAGAGGCAGTAGTCGATGACCGCCCTTAGCCTCCGAAAGGCCAGAGGGCTCGGCTTGGAGCGTCGACGGCGACCCATCGATTCGGACGCGCCCCCACCGCCGGAAGGCGAACCCTGGTCCGATTTGACATTCTGGACCGATTCAACCGGATGGGTCGACTAGCGCGGAACCCACTCCATCACAAGGAACCGCGCTCAAGATAAGGCTTTGGCATCGCTATGAGTGTTCAAAGCCCTCAACCTCACGCCAACAGTTTACGGACTTCGTTAAGGATCACCTGCCTTTATCGGCGGGCCCAACAACAAGTCCCGCTCAGACGGTGCGCAGCCGTCCAGACCGCGGCCCTGCACGGCCAGGAACAACCGCGTGTCGTCTCTCGCTGTAACTCAACGGAGGGACGAAAGTGTCC